ACTCTGGCAATAGAACTGCATTTCCGTAAAGAATCATGTCAGTAACAATTTTGTATATAAATTGCTTTCGTATCATGTTTTTGTTTGGATTAATATCTATTTTCCTTGATAACTCGTTCTTAATACGAATATCTCCGTTTTCTCCATTAGCCATCAGCATAATAGTCATATTGGAAACCAGATCAGCAATCTTATGAGTGCATTTTCTAATTTCTTCATTATCAATCAACCTGGTATAACCTGCTGGGCATAAAATGTCTCTTGCATCTCCGCCATTTAACCAATATGCTACTGTGTCCGCCCTTGTCTTTCGTTTATTTCTTTTAAATATTCCCATACTGGATTCCTTTCTTAAAACCAATTCGGAAGTTTTTCTTGATTGTCCATATCGTCAAGCATTTGACAACAACTAAATACTCCTGCATCAAAGATATCTATTCTATTAACTCCGCCGTCTCCATCTACTTTTTCGTATTGAATCATATCATCTGTCTTTTCAATAGCTCGCACATTTTGTACGCAATATTCAAAGGCTTCGGAATGCAGATAATAAAACTTTTTATTTTTCACAGCAACTTCAATATGTCTAAACCCTTCTGATTTCACATAAAAATACTGTGGCTGGTCCTTGATAGAAAATCCTGCCTTTTTCATTTTCTGGAAGAATTCTCGCCCAAACTTCTTATCAAATCCAACTCTCTTTATTTTGAATCCTGCTCGTTTCATTCCAATGAACCAATTCACAATATCATCTGGCAGAACTGTTGGCGTGTTACTCATGGTCAATAATCCATCTTCTTCCCATCCAAATAAAGGTATTCCATCTTCTTCTGCTTTTTTAACTGCCGTAACTCTTGGGAAGAAAGCATGAGTTATACATATATCTACACCCTTGTATGTGCCATATAATGCCCCGGCAGTAAGATCATGCAGTTTAGATAAGTCTGCACCTCCATACCATGTAATAGGCAATTTTGCAAGTTCTTCGACTGTCCATTTATATTGACTATCAGATGATCTAAACTCATCTATATTGAAATAAGCATTCAGAGCATTAGTGAATATGTTTAAGGTTTTGTTAAGATATTCGCTCCTTAACTGTGGTTCATTCATTGCCTGAGATGCATCATCAAGCAAATCTTCTAAGGTAACGGTAGCTCCGATAGAAGGTGTACACATCTGTAAAACTTCTGGATCATCGATTCTAGTAATCTGTCCTTTGCTGTTTATTACATTTCCATCCTCGTCCTGATCAGCCTTGCAGATAAAAATAAAATAGGAATCATAAGCCTTGTCGGTTATGGTTCCATTCAGCACATTGTGTAATGTTTTTATTCTGTTTGCCAGAAATCCATCCGGGATATCACCGGCAGTAGAAATGCCAATTAACAATTTATTTCTGTAGGCTTTCATGGAATTCTTCATTAATGTGTATTTCTTTGCCCCTGCTCGTTTCCATGAGTGCAGCTCATCTAAAATCAGACAATTACAGTTTAATGAATCTAATTTATCCTCTTGATTTGCAATTGCAAATATATCTGCCGTTCCATCTCCGAAATTAATTGAAATAGAATGCTCTTGGTTGTTATCCCTTATCCGTAGCTTTTTAACATCCCTTCTAAGTGGTTCTATGTTGTCACGGAGAAATCCAAAGGATTCCATTGTCTGTTTTACTGAATTTGCCACTATGTATGTTTTAGCTCCGGATTCTCTATCAATTATACTTTTAGCTTCGGCAAGCGCTGCTGAGAATGATGTCTTTCCCTGTTTTCGCGGAAGAAATATTAAGGCTTCATTGAATCTTCTGATGTTTGTGCCTTTTTTAAAAAATCCAAATAAATTAACACATACAAACTTCTGCCATTCGGTTAGTATCATTGGTGTTCCTTTGAAGCTAACACCGTTTTTATCTTCTCCTTGTACGTGATGTATTGTTCCTTCTATCAAATCAATTACAAATTCAAATTGATCCTGTTTAAAATCTAAATCGGTCCTCTTTAAGTCATTTAAGAATCTTTTACAAGCCAGTATCCTATCTTCATTCGCAAGTATTTTTCTTTCAGATATCTCTTGCGCATATCTGACAGCCGTTTCAAAATACGCAGATGTAATGTGAGATAAGTCCATGCAATCACGTTTTCTGTTTATTTAGTAGTTTAGAAAATGCGGATTCTTCTTTTTTCGGCTGCTCGATCTCCGCATTATATGTTTTAGCATTCAACATTAATCTATCTGAGTATGTTCCAATATCTTTTCTGAGATTCTCAAGCGTGATAAGAATAGGTGATTTTTTTCCACCGCTCCGCTCAGTTTCAACCATTGTTTCAAAATCAGTCTCTTCAAACTTTTTGCTTAATATGTTGTACTGATAAATCATATCCGAATATATCTCAATAACTTGATTATACTGGGTTTTATAAGTGCCAAGTTCTTGCATATATTGTATTGTTCGTTTTTTTATACTGTCTCTTTCTGGTGTACTTTTCACGTATTCTTCCACCTCCTTAATGTGAAATTTAATTTTCATAAATCCGCTCTATTGGAAACATTTCCATCCAACGGTGATTTCCAAGTTGATTTTAAACCCTTGAGGGTGGGGGGTTGGTCTTTCTTTTTAATTCTTCTCCCAATGCAGTAAGCTTTCCAGTCACACGGTCGTGCATCATGTCATGAGCCTTTGCAGATAATGAAATCAAATTCCAATCACACCATGCATACTCAGGATACTCTTCCAACGGGTAGATATGATGTACCGTGTTAGCTTCCCTTCTCTTTCCATATCGTTTGAAGTGTTGGCACATGTAACCATCACGTCTTAATATGTATTCTCTTTTCTTTCTCCATCTTGTAGTTTCGTATAGCTTCAATCAATCTCCACCTTTATTATATCCTTGAACATATTGTTCTTATTTACCAACTTAATCAGCTTGATGATATCATCCTTAGATAATGTCACTGTTGTATTTCCGCTTTCATCTCTCTCACTAACACCATATACATTGTCAGCATTCCCATAATCAAGTGCATCGTATATCATTCCGCCTATACATAGTCTGTCTACTTCTTTTGTATTAACAGTTAGTGTTATCTTATTGTTTGCCATGCATCCTCCTTACTGTATATTTATAATACTTAAAATGATATAACCCTGTGATTATTTATATAATTATAAATTAGATTGTATTATTATTTACTGTTATCACTCTTAGTGAATAGTAACTTGATTAATACAATCCCTAACCATATACCAGTAGCCGCCTTTAAGCTGAATGCTACACCAAAGCACATAGCAATTAGCTTTATTAATCCAACCACTATTAACCAACTTAATCCATATAGTAAAGCTACAATCCCTAATGCTCCTAATATTACAATTGCTTTCTCCATTCTTCTTTTCTCCTTATACATCTATTACCAGGTATCTTCCGGTACCCCACCGCCCCGCTACTCCCCCTGTTAACTACTATCTTCCCGCACAGCTTAGAGCTTATATATGGACAGCTTATACATGTCTTATGTTTCATAGGCTACTCCGTATAGGCAAGCATTTCCTTTACACTCATTCCGTCAATATCAGGTGAACCGGTGCTGTCCGTAGGCTTATAGTGTAGTCCATGCTTTTCTGGATACATAAACATCATCATGCAGAAGTTTGCTATATCTGCCAGATATTCTGTGTTCTTGGTTTCTTTGAATTTATCAAATCTCTTTTCTAAACTTCCGATCCAGTTATAGGCTTCATTGGTTGCGTTATCCTTTAATGGGCCGTATTTGTAATATGACGTTGCCATCATCTGTTTTCTTAGCTTATCAAACTCTTCCGAGTATTCCGTTTCTAATATTTCATTTACTGTCATGCTTACCTCCTACACATAATAAATAGCCGCCAGCTTATCTGTTGTGTACTCGAACAACATGAACCTCTTAGCAGCCATTGTATAACCATTTTTCTTGTGCCATTTATCTGTCGGTACCTTAGTGGATAATCTTCTCACTAAGCATCCATTTATATCTCCTGATTCCTTTTCCGCATGAAAGTGACCGATATGTATTTCCTTTATCTTGGCATTGGCATATTCAACCGGGTTCTCTTCTACAAATAATTCTTTGACCTTAGATAGATTACTTGGTATCACATCTCCATGAGTTATGCCGATAAATACCTGTCCATAGGTTATTAGCTTCCTGTATTCAAATCTATCATCATAGTTGGCTTGTGGAAACATATGCTTTAAAACCTGTACAATTGTCCATGAGAGCGTTTCTGAATGATTACCCATAGAATATATCACATTGACCGTTTCTGCGTGTTCTAGGGCTTCCTGCATGATTGCAAAGTAGAATCTTAAGCAGTCGTTATATGCTCTTGCCACATCTATTTCTCCAATGTATGTGCCGTTACTGGTATGGCCTTTTAAATCCTCCGTATGGAGTAAGTCCTCACCGATAACAATATTAATTACTTTATAGCTGCGTGTCTTGATTAACTCCAATGTATCATTCAATGTGTCCTCATAATTGTTAAAGAAAGCAATTCCCCAATGCATATCATCGAAAGTGATTTCTAACATCCGGTCAAGAAATTCTTTAATCTTTGGCCTTACTGGTTCGAAAGGTGATAAAGATTTTATTGTATTTATAATCTGCATATATACATTGTCAGATGCTTCTGATTTTATCCAGGCCTGTACAACCTCTCCCTTACCGTTTACCTGTACTGTGGTTGCATGCGGTGTGTAATTATATCCGAGATTACCAGATTCCAGCAATGTTTCATCTGCCCATTTCTTATGCTTCCATTGCTTAAGCATACGGCGGAAGCTCTCATACTGGGTATCATAGGTTTTGGAGTAGTATTCCATGTATACTTCTCTGGATGTCTTTCCGCTTCTTGACAACTCTATGCACTTTTTCTTGACTTCTATCGGTATATACAAAGGTTTATCACCCACTTTCAAACATAGGAAAAGCACCTACCAAAATTAATAGATAAGTGCTTATTTATTATACATTTATTGACATAATTACCTTTAAATGCTATTCTATCTTTGTTACATAAAATTAAATTTCAAGGAGGTAAACTATGAAAGGTAAAAGCGTATATTTATTTTTTAAAAGAATAATTGCTATAAACCGTGGCCCGACTATGGGCTAAGTAACTAAATTCAATTTGTATTTTATACATACGATGTTTAGTACTTCTTAGTAGCCGAAAACCCCCTCCTTAAAACCTTTATGTAACACATGATTAGTACCGTATCCTCATATTATGCTCGTGATAGGCGGCATTCTGTTTTATGTATGCGTAAGTCCTACATATAAATACGAAGCGAGGTAATTCTATGAGGGATGTGTTTTCGGCTACTAATTCATGGGATTTTTGCTTGTTTCTCTTGGGTGTCTTCCACACACCACTTTTTACTTATGTACAAAGTTTTATTGCTACTTGTGACACTGAAACTTTCACTATACTGTGCTGGATTGGTACATATATTGTTTTTTCAGCTATCAAGAACAATAACAAGTGCAAGCATTAATCAGAAAAAAGAAGATTGGCCTAGCTAACCAGTCTTCTTTTTTTGTGTCATAAATTACCACTACCAACCTTTCGATTCCGCCTGCGGTAAAGAGATTGACTTATCCTGCGTGGTAGCAGTATCGGTTTTCGTTTGTCCCGCAACGATGGAGGTACAAGGATATGAAAAAAGCGCATCACCCGGTTTATGATGGATGACACGCTATTTATATACTTCTACTCTTTCATTATACATGTCAACCGCAAACTTGTCAACTGTTTTATAACAAATATTACAGATATAACAATATATCTAAAAAAAATGTATTAACTATCTTTCTAACCAATGATTCACGGTAGTTGCCTTTCAGTCCTACGGCATCCGCAATAATTAAATCGTCCGTACCGTTTATGTATCTCAGGTATAATATTGACTGTATGGTATCATCCGGTATGATCCTTATGAAAGTCTTTGCCCTCTTCTCTAATGTCTGTGTCTTTATTAAAAGAGCAATATATTTATCTTCCATTGTTGTTATCCTTGTCGCATAGTCCCCTACCTTGTCACTGGTTCCGCTTACAAATGGCATCCCGGTAAGTTGCTGCCCTGGTGCAAGACTTTTATAAGATAGGTCATCAATTTCCGCCTTTAAGGCTCGTAGTTTATCTTTGTTCTTTTTGATTTTCATTAACTCTTTCTCTGTCAATAATAATCATCCTTTCTCTAACCTCGTAAGGCTTTTAAAGTCCTGATATGTAAAGCTCTCTTTAAACCCGTCCCGCTCAGTCAATACAAAATAAGGATAGAATTCCAATATAGTAACCTTAAACTGCTTGACTATCTTATCTGTGTTAGGGTCACGCTTTCGCATATTGATTACTTGTCCCACACAATACCGGCTGTATATCTCTTGTCTTAATTCTTCTGCTGTCAATGTTTATCCTCCGTTCCCTCTTTAAATTCTTTATACATTTCGCATATATTCATAGACTTGCAGGTAATTATTATTTCCCTTGCCACCACATCTGGTCCGCTATATCCTGTTGTCATTTCTAAATCTGGTTCAAGCAAATGGCAGGTGTCACATTTAGGCTTTAATTCGTTCACTATTTTATTCATTCTTATCACTCCAATCTAATGATTGACCACATTTATGACAATGTTCTTGACCTTTATTTAAGGTTATAAAAGAAAATCCGCATGATGGACAAATGCATCTATATCCATCAAATATATAATCTTTTTCTGTTTCATCATATATATGGCTTCTATTAAATTTCTTCGGTATCTGCCTTTCTATTGCTTCAATTGCAATCTTAAAATTTTTATCACTTGAATAAAATTGTGATGTATGTCTCATTTCTTTTATAGCCTCTTCATACTCAGCTTTATTCATCCTTATTCACCGCCTTAACATTCCGAATTACTTTTTGAATATCTGTGTGATTCCAGAAATAAAGATTTGTGTTATCATGTGGATGTTCAACTTTACAATTCATCCAGTAACCACCCTTTAACGGAACCCCTATGTAATCCCACGATTTCCCGCTGTTTGGGTTGTATTGTCTATTGCCTAGCTGTGCGGCATATGTAAGGGCTTCTCTGTGCCATTGGTCACGCTCTTTCATAAACTCATTTGCTATATTAATCTGTTCTGAGTATGAATCATTAATTTCAAGTATTTCTTCTGGCGTAAGTCCGGTGTCCTCATAGTCCGCTAATTTTTGCAGTACGTAAAATCTATTATTGTTCCATTTTTGTGTTTCTCTGCTCGGTTCAGCATATATACCAGTTCCATTTTCACTTCTTGCTGTTAATCTCTCCATATCATTCACCTGCCTTTTCCAATCGTTTAATAAATTCATTAAGCTTTTCACTACACGGCACAGTTCCAATTGCCTTTAATTTGCTGATATCATTCACAGCAAAGACTAATGGAGTCCCTTGTACTGTTGGCATATTAAAATATAGATTACTTTCTTTGCTTTTTGCCTTTTCCAACAACATATCATGTGTTTCCTGGTAACATGCAGCAAGTAATTTAACCATGTTTTCCAACCATTCTGTATACTCACAGGTTTCTTCCGGCTCTGACTGGATAATATCGTCTAACTGGTCATCAAGCGTGGCTGTTAAGTCCCCTAACACCTCCGCAATAGCCATCTGTATACTAAAATCAATCTCCTGCTTAGTGGACTTTTCTAACACCTGCCCTATCTCATGCATTACTATTTTCTTTAATTCAATAATCTTATTCTTATTCATTCAGACACCTTTCTCCCGCATACTGGGCAATAATTAAGCGGAATTCTTTTTCCGGTTGTCTCGCCTTTTTCTTTCTCGTTATGCATCCCAACTATAGCTATTCTTGCGTAAAATCTGATTGGATAGGTTGCTTGATTATATATTTCTTTATACTCATTTATTTCATGGCAACCCATACAGTCGCTTCCTTTTCCGTACATACCATGTTTAACCAATATTTGTTTATCCTTATTCATTGGATAACTCCTCGGCTGTCTCAACCTGTCCGGATTCCTCCAACCATTCTTCGATGCAGTCTAAGCACGTATAAGCCGATGCAGGTTCACCATATATAAATCCACTTCCATATAAAGCTTGTTGTCCCTCTTTTATTTCCTTTTGGCAGGAAATGCAATTATGTACTTTTCTACACTTAACAATTTTTTCTGTGTAGCATTCCATACCTTCATCAATTCCATAAAAACCGCAGTCTATATATAGTTCTGGTTTATATTTCATTTATCTACCTCCTGTAATAGTTCTGGATTATCTGTGGTGTTTCCGATTACCTTTGCTTCGTGGGCATAAAAATATATATCATGCCGCATCATTTCATTTTCATCGTTTGTAACATCAATATAATACCCTTGATTACCGCACTCATAATCGCTTGACATATCGCACTGTTTATACATTCCAAATTTTACAATTCCTTTTTCTTTTGTCAGGAAATATGAGATATCTAATATATCCCCTTCGTATATCTCTTTACCGTTCTTATCTTTCAAGCCTGTGTATTGGCCTACGGTTTCCGGGATAACCTCTAATGTAAAGGGAGCTCTTTGTAATCCTTCTGGTGAATTCCAATATTCCCAACCTTGTATATAACATAATCCTAAATCTGGGTCTTCCGTGTAATATCCATTAACCCATTCCATGTTATCTTTTCTTTTGCCCCTATAATTTTTCTGCATTCTTTTCTTCCTTTCCCAGCCAAGACTTAGCCGTAAATATCGGGCTAACTTTACTTGGATGCTTTATGTACTCGCCATATGCTCCTCTGGTATTGGCTTTTAACTCGGAGGGCTGGCGTAATTCTGGATTGCTACGTTTCATGACTGTTCCTCCTTCCAGGGTGTCGGAAGAGGTTTCCAGGCCTTTACGTCCTCAATCTGTATGGAATCTTCTTGATTTGTAGATGACCATTTATAATCTGGGTCACAGCATCCGATGTAGATGTAATATCCATCTGTAAACATTACTTCTGTAAATGATTCCGGATATGTTGTTTCATCTTCCGTGACTGGAATCCACCTATCGTCTTTCTGTGCTTCTACGGCGGATATAGCAGCCTTAAAATATCCTTTTTCTTCTGTGCTAAATCCACTTGATACCGAATATGGTCTTATAAATTCAATAGCCTTTTCTATCTCTTTATTCATTCCTCTAACCCACCTTTCACAATATCAATACACATTTGTATGTGAGCATTTCTCATATGGCAATCAATATCTGTATTAGCATCTTCTTCGCTACATTTTGTTTCTTCCAATCGTTCCAATACCTTTTTTACGTCATAGGAAGTAGGTATTTTATTTATATCGTTTTCTATGTACTCTGCGCCTTCATATTGTGCTTTTAGGAGCTTTTTTACTTTATCTGCATTTATTAATCTCATATATAACTCCTTCCCGGTTATCCTAACCATTCAATATTTACTAACCGACTATGGTAATACTTCTGGATAGTCAAAGATGCTCGCCTGTACTGTGTCTGGCATCTTTAGCATTTCATTGGTTGCTTTCCTATAAAATTCCTTGGAAACCTCAAATCCATAGCTATTCCGTTTTAATTCTGCCGCTGCCCTTAAAGTAGTACCGGATCCGGCGCATGGGTCTATCACCACGTCCCCTTCATCCGTAAATATTTCTATCAATCGCTTAAGAATACTCACAGGCTTTTGAGCTGGGTGGATTTTAGGATATTCTTTAGCGCTGTCTCTTTTCCATTCAAACCAGTTAAATACCATCTTCCCATTATTCCGGAACTTAGGAAGTTTTTCACGGTATAGGACTAATGCATATTCCGTAGCCCCGCAAATCCTCATGTTGGCCTTTAAAACCTGTGGACTATAGTTCTTGCAGAATACTAATGGTATGCTGTGTTTAAACCCGTGTTTATTGGCATATTGAGTTACGGTCTGTATCTGTTCAAATGCGCAAAATATTATCATGCATGGGGCATCAGACGATTTTCCTCTACCATTACTCTTTTCAGGTTCTTTCTTAAGCAAACTGTTACAAAAGTGAAAGTACTCTGCGATATTAAAATTAAAATCTGTGTTAAATGCTGCCTTTCCTGCAAGCTTGCTTTCACCATTTTTATTGTCTCCGCCCTTGTACCACATAGGATTACTGCCATAGAAGTTATTCCCGATGTTGTAAGGGATATCTGCTATTACTAACTGTGCTTTAGGTATGTTGT